CTGTGCATCATCATGACCAGCGGCGAGGTGCTGCTGTATTCAGGTTCTAACCCTGCCAGTGATTTCAGCTTGGTTGGTACGTTCCGCATTGCAGAGCCGATCAATGAGAAACGCGCCATTGCCAAGTTGGGCGGCGATGTAATCGTGATGACCAAAGAGGGCTATCTGCCTTTGAGCCAGGTCGTGCGCCAGGACATTGTGGGCAACAAGGCAGCAGCCATTTCAGAGAAAATCCGCGGCACCGTCATCAGTCAGGTCAAGGCCACCGGCACATCAACCGGCTGGCAAGTCTTTGTCAGCCCTGACGGCGACAAGGTGTATTTTAATTATCCGACTGGTGAGCCTGACCCGTTCAATCAGCATGTCTTCAACCCCATCATCCGCGCCTGGTGCATCTTTGAGAATCTGCCAGCCCATGTCTGGGGCCAGTTTAACGGCGATACATTTTTTGGCAGCGCATCCGGCGTTGTATTCAAGGTGACTGGTGATGCTGATAATGGCGAAAACATTGTTGGTGATTTGGCTACGGCTTACAACTATTTCGGCGACAGAGGCGGTGTGAAGCGCTTTAGCAGCGTGCAGCCAATGCTTGAGGGTGAAACAGACGTTGATTTCAGTTTCGGCGTGGGCGTCGATCAAACGCCTGTCGCGACCATTGATGTCTCGCCGGTTACATTTCAGTCAAATCTGGCGGCGTGGGATACCGCCACCTATGACGACTTTTTCTGGGCTGACACGGCTGGCGCTGGCGTTACCAAGCGGCGCAAGGCGGTCAACCGGCTAGGCTACTCCAGTGCATTGCGGATCAAGGTTGCAACCAGCACGCAGACAATCTCGTTCATCAGCGCTCACTATACATTCGCACCAGGAGGGCCACTCTAATGGCATTCAGCGGCGGTACGTTTTCACGCACATTTGACTGCACGACAGATCGTGACAATGGCGTCAAAATCCTTGCATCCAAGTTCGACACAGAACTAGACGGGTTCGCAACGGGCTTGTCCACTTGCATACTTAAAGACGGCACACAGACATGCACTGCTGCAATCCCGTTTGCAGAAGGTCTGACTGTGCCTGACAACAAGACCATCGTTCTTGGCACAAATAGTGACATCACCATTCAGTATGATGAAAGCACAAACGACAGCCTTGAGATTGCAGCCAATGTAGAGGGCGCGGCACTTGGCATCGTGCTGAAGGCTGACCAGGGCGACGACAATGCAGACCAGCACAAGCTGAACATCGCTGACGGCGGCGTGCTGACGCTTGGAAGCAAGATCAGCGGCAGCTTTGTCAGCTACCTCACCCACACGCCAAATAGCACTGTCGCCAGCAGCACAACGGCTGTTGCAGGCAATCTGACAGTCGGCGGTGATCTGACGCTGGGATCAGGCGCTGTCATCAGCGAGGCTGAGTTAGAGGCCATCGACGGCGTTACAGCAGGCACTGTGACGGCATCCAAGGCCGTCATTGTGGACAGCAACAAGGATATTTCCAGTTTCCGCAACGTGACTCTGACCGGCGAGTTGGACGCTGGGTCACTGGACATTAGCGGCGATGCCGACATTGACGGCACGCTCGAAGCCGATGCCATGACGCTTAACGGCACAGCCATTACAGCAACAGCGACGCTAGACACAGGCATCTCAAACAACAACGTGCCAAAATTCACTAGCGGCGTGGCAGATGATGATTTCCTGCGCGTGGCTGGGACGGCCATTGAAGGCCGGTCTGCATCAGAAGTGTTGTCCGACATCGGTGCAGTCACACAGGCAACCGCGCAAGCCGATGCCACAGCTTTAGCAATAGCGCTAGGATAAGAGGTAAAACATGGCCAACACTTTCAAAGTAGTATCGCACGATGTGATGCCAGCAAGTGCTGGCACGCCAGAAGATTTATACACAACGCCAGGATCAACCACGACTGTTGTCATCGGATTGTTGATTGCAAACATTCATACGGCGCAAGTCACCGCATCGGTGAAGCTGGTCAGCGATACATCTGGTGGTGGCAGGACCGCAACCAACACCACTACGTTCCTTATCAAGTCAATGCCGATACCTGTCGGGGCATCAATGGAGGTGCCGCTTGGTGGCAAGCTGGTTCTGGAAACAACCGATAAAGTGCAAATAGACTGCTCTGTTGCTGACAAGGTTTCAGTCACCATGAGCATTATGGAGATTACCTGATGAGCAAGGATAATTTCATTGGCAAGGACGGGCGGCAGACAAGCTATGAGAGCATTATCCGTCAGAACGAACAGACTGTGGTTGCAAGCTTAACGATTGATGCAACTAACAGCGGCATGTCGGCTGGCCCTATCACGATTGACACCAGCACAACCGTCACCGTGAATGGGTATTGGAGCATCGTATGACCAGCGTACTGAATGTAGACACGATTGCTGACAAGGCGGGTACGGGTCCGGTAGGGTTGACGAAGCAACATGCCTTAAAAGCGTGGATTTTAGGTGAAACAGATGCCTCATTGCTTGGCAGCTTTAACACCGCCAGCGGAACAGACCAAGGCACTGGAGATTTTCAGTATTCTTTTACTAACAGCATGTCTGACGCTAATTACGCAGTTTCTACAGTTGGCACGGCGCAAAACAACGCAGAGCATGTTTACAATCCTGCTAGAGCAACAGGCACAGTAGACATCAATGTCTTTGATGGTTCTGCTGTGCGGGATAGGCGGCAAGGCGTACATATCGCAGGAGACCTCGCATAATGGCAAGCATACTCAAAGTCGATACAATCACAGGAGTATCCACGGCTGGCTCTATTGCGGTGACAGGCGAGGGCAACTCGACCACAACGAATTTGCAGCAGGGGCTGGCGAAGGCGTGGATTAGTTACAACATGAATAGTTCAAGCAGTATTTACGATAGTCTAAATTTCGCCTCTCTGACAGATAATGGGACAGGAGATGCAACTGTTACGGCAACCAACAATCTAAGTAATGCTAACTTTGCACAGGTCGATGGTACAGGAGATGAGGGTTCTCAGTTTAATAATAGTAGGGCATTGGCAACTGCTACCTCTGGTAGAAAATCTACTGCTGGGACAAGATTTGATACTGGCGGTGAGTCGGTTAATGCGGCGTATGATTTTATAGAAAATGATATTCTGATACACGGAGACCTCGCATAATGGCTAGTGAACTTAGAGTAAACACCCTGAAGGATGCCAGCGGGAACAACAGCATTGCCACCAGCTTTGTTGCAGGGGGTAGTGCGAAGGCGTGGTTACACTATGACCAAAAAGACACCATTGTAGTAAGGGCTAGTTTTAACACTTCTTCAGTAACAGACGTAGGAACCGGCGATTTTACAATTAACTTTACGTCTTCAATGTCTGACGGTCACTACTCTCCGCAGATGTGTTCAATCGCTACAGTTAGCAATCTTGGCTTTAATCGTATTTATGCAGTTAGTACCACTGTAGCTGGTAGTGTCCGGATGGTTCATTATGAAAATCAAAATGAAGTTGACACCGACATTAATACGGTAACGATTAACGGAGACCTCGCATGACAGTGACACCTGAGTTTACCGGCACACATCTGTGGGACAGGCTCTGCTGGGCCAAAGAGAACCTTGAGGGTGTGCAGTCTGACTACCGTGTAGTGTACGAAGACAGCGTTGATGAGTGCGCCAAGATACTGGTGCCTGACCCTAACTGGATGGCGTGTGCGCTACAGGGCGGTATCTTGCCACCTGTCGAAGTTTATTGGGAACTGGCAAAGGACGAGGCCGCAGAGGGCTTTACCAAGCACACTCGCGGCTATCTGCTGCACAACAGCAAGCCTGTTGACGCAATGACAGAAGAACAGGCGATTGAGTACCTCATTATGAAAGACGTGCCGCAGTCTGTGTGGCGCGAATGGGATGGCGGCAACAAACCGAAGATGGTGATCTGCCGCAAGGAACAGCTTCCGGCGACTAGAGAGTGGCGAAATGCTTGGAAGATATCTGAAGACCTAGCCACAAATCATCACATAGCCGCATAGGAGCGATCCACATGGCAACCACCTACATCGTTGATAAGGACGGTAATCAGATTGATGCGTCCGCAGCCACAGTCCCATCAGACCGGCACTTTCGTGGTGCTTGGTCACTGTCGGGCAAAGTCATTTCTGAGGATATGGACGCAGCCCAAGCAATCTTTAAGGATAAAATACGTGAGGTACGCGCACCCCTGCTGGCAGCAGAAGATGTCGTTTTTATGAAGGCACTAGAAGCCGCCGACAGTTCTGCACAATCCGCATCTGTGGCCAAAAAAACAGCCCTGCGTGATGCACCGGCTGCATCTGCAATTACTAACGCCTCTGACATTGCCGCGCTCAAGGCAGCTTGGGACACGGCTGTGCTTGGCGACAGCCCATACGCATAATGGCAAAGCCCACAGCCGCATCTGTGCAAGCACAGATCGACACTCACGAAGCTGTGTGTGCTGAGCGTTGGAAGGAAACCATCCTGCGGATCAAGCGCATCGAACACATCATGATAGGTACGGCTGGCACAACCATCGTCCTGCTGATCGGCGTCCTCCTTAGCGAGTGATCCACGCTTTTCTGCTGTTCGTGTTTTTGGACGGCAAGCTGGTTTCAAACGATCTTTATTTCCGCAGTGTTGATGACTGCACCTACTTTGCCCGCGCTTTGTCTAAGCAAAGCGGACGCAGTGGGCTTGTGACGGCCTATTGCCTGCCTAAGCTCATAGATCCAGATAAAGTGAGGGTGTACTGATGTTTGATCCAGTCACCATCGGCACCGCGCTTCAAGTGGCAACAGGCGCATTTAAGGTTTTGCAAAAAGGTTTCGCCGCTGGTCGTGAGCTAGAACAAATGACGCAGGATATGTCGCGCTGGATGTCGGCTGTCTCAGATGTCGATCACCTCCACAAGGCCGCTGAAAATCCAAGCCTCTTTTTGAAGCTAACGAAAGGCAAGAGCATTGAATCCCTCGCACTTGAAGCGTTCTCTGCCAAAAAGCAACTTGAGGATCAAAGATATCAGCTCAAAATGATGATCCAGCTTACGCGCGGCACTGCGGCTTGGTCGGAATTGTTGGCCCTTGAGGGGTCTATAAGAAAGAAACGGCAACAAGCAATTTATGACGCGCAAAAGCGACGGCAAAAAATCATTGAGTACATTGCTTGGACTATCGTGTTTGGCGCTGGCTTGGCTGTTCTGACAGCCTTTGTTCTGCTGCTCAAGGCGCACACAGCGCAGGCAGCAAACGACCTGACGGTCTGCCGCTTGGTCAAGTGTATGAAGATCGACAAGGACACCACAGCGTGCGTCTATAGGGGCGCTCACAACACACAAGAAACCATGATGTTCTCGCCGCGTGAGTTCCGGCCACGCGAATACCTGTGCCAGTGGGACATTGACCAGCCGCCACCGCCTGACATTTACGAGACGTTAAAAGGCATCAGGGACAGCCAAAATTGAACCGCATCATTTTTGGCGCAGACGACTATCTAAAATCATGGGCAGCCAAGCGCATTGGCATTGACCAGTTTGGGCCAAGCGTGGCGATCGGCGTGCAGCGTCACGATCAGATCATCTGCGCCGCGATTTACCATGACTTGAGGGAAGGGCAGATCGAGGCGTCAATAGCTGCATCCTCCCGGCGCTGGGCGTCCCGATCTGTCCTGCATACATTGTTCGCCTATCCGTTCAAACAAGTCGGGGCGCACCGGCTGCTAGTGCAGTGCAGCGAGGCCAACGCCAAGGCAATGAAGATGAACAGGCAGCTAGGCTTTACGCAAGAGGGCAGGCTGCGGCATCTGCATGGGCCAGATGATGGCATTCTGTGGGGCATGTTGAGGGATGAATGTAAATGGATAAAGGGTCAAAGTAATGGGCAAGTCAGCGCCTTCACCACCACCAGTTCCTGATCCAAACGAACTGATCAACGCTCAAAGCAATGCAAATCGCATCACTCAGTTTACGCCGTATGGCAATCTGCTGTTCGGATCTGTGGGCGATCAGGGGCAGTTTGTTCAGGGTCCAGTGCCGGACGATGGACAAGCGGCAGCGTTCACCCAAGAAACACCGTTTCAGGCACAGTTGCGTGCGGCGACTGAAGGCACCGGCCTGGGGCTGGGCAATCTGGCATTCAACCGTGTGACAGGCCGACAAGTCATCGGCCAGAACCCTGATGGCTCACCGATTTTTGCTGACGACCCTGATTTCCAGAACCCGTTCAGAACGGCCCCGACATTGGCTGGCGTGCAGCAGGCGCAAGACATTGACCCGACTACCGGCCTGCCTGCGTTCCAAAGCCAGATCAGCACGACCACGCCAATGCCTACAAGCATTGACACTGCCGGTTTGACAGCCCTACAGAGCGATCCAGTGGCGTTTCGCAGCAACATTGAGCAAACACTGTTCAACCGGCAGCTAGGGCTGCTACAGCCAGAGTTTACGCAGCAGCGTGAGGCGCTTGAACAGAACCTAG